CTTTCTGCTGAAGCACTTTGATGGCTTCAGGTAGAATCAGCTTTCCATCCACACGCTGAGTGGCAACAAAACCTACCTGACCAGTAGCTGCATAAAGTTCATTAAGTCTCTTGAAGACTCTGCCTTGACGATCCGCTACCCAGTAATAACCAAAGTCACCGAAGATGATGGACTTTGCAGATGCAGCAATGGTAGGAACGTAGGATGAAGTGTAAACAGGTCTGTTCAGAATGGTATCTGGTGTTCCTGCCTGAAGTGAAGGCTGCCAGATATACTGACCCTGGCCATCTTTTAGTTTTCTAATTGCCTTAATGGTGGCATCGTTCATAACGAATACGGATTTGTTTCTGTAAGGCGATTTAAGAGAGTAGAAGAGGTCCAAAATCTCATCAATGGTAATAGCTGTAGCACTTGCAGCAGTTACACCGATCTGTGCTCCACCTGTAGCGGCCAGGATCCCCGTAGGCTTACCAGAACCATCTCCTGTGAAGAAGGCATCTTCTTCCTTGTTACCGATACGTCTTGCAAATTCTCTAGCAATATAGTTTTCAAGATTAAAGACGCTGTCATTTAGAAGCTCTTCAGAAACCTTGATCATGGTACCTAGCTTGTAAGCACCAATGGAAACCTGACCAAAGCTATCATCGCTTTCAGGAATGGCACCTTCTTCATCAATCCAAGAAGCAGTACCTTTGGAAGCTACCACAGGAATCTTACGGTCACCAGAAGAAGTGGAGATGACGTTGGCCAGCTTTCTGAAGATATTCTCTTCATCTAGGGCTTCAATAAGGGTACGCTCGAACTCATCGGGTACAAGATAGCCACCTTCAGTGTCAGTACCAATCTGCAGTGCGTTCTTAATCACTGGATCAAGCCCTTCACCAGAACGGGTTCTCATGGCATTCCAGAATGCTTTCTGGTATTCTGCGGAGGCTCTGCCGCCTTTGGATTCCATACCTTGGAAGATAGGCTTTCCGGTAAGTGGAGTGTTAAGTGGCTTTGAAAGCTCACGATCCAGAGCTTCCTGCTTTTCAAGACGGTCAATTTCCTTACCAAGGGCAACAACATCAGCTTCCATCTTTTCATAGGTTGCAGTGTCTTCAGCAGATACAATTCCATCTGTACCTCTTTTGGTATCCAGGAATGCTTTAGCAGCTTCCCAGGATTTTGCTCTTTTTTCACGTAGTTCAAGAATTTTATTCATAGTGTTTTCCTCCTAAAATTTAGTGTTGAATTAAAGAAAGCCGCTTTTCTAGCGACTCAATTGGGGTGCCAGTATTCTCTTTTGCTAGTTTGGGTTTTACCTTATCCAGCAGGGAGTTGGTAACAGCTCTGCGGCTAAAGGCATAGGTGAAGTCCTCAGTCTGATTTCGTTTCTTTTCATCTTCCAAGATGCCATCAGCAAAGCCAAGCTCGATGGCCTTCTTCGCATTGAGCCAGGTTTCAGCATCCATAAGATGGGAGAGCTTTGTTCTTGACTGGCCTGTTTTGATTTCATAGGCATTGATGATGCTCTCCTTAACTTCAGAAAGCATGGCGATGGCTTTTTTCATCTCCTCGCTGTCCCCAATGGCCACTGTAAGTGGATTGTGGACCATCATAAGGGCTGTTGGTGCCATGAGCACCGTTGTTCCCGCCATGGCGATGACAGAGGCGGCAGAAGCTGCAATGCCATCAATCTTTACGGTAACAGTGCCCTTGTAATCCATCAGCATGGCGTAAATCTGACTAGCAGCAATGCAATCACCTCCTGGAGAATTGAGCCAAATAACAATGTCACCCTCACCGGCAGTAAGCTCTGCTTTAAATGCCTTAGGGGTGACATCATCGTCAAACCATGAGTCTTCTGCAATAACGCCGTCTAGATAAAGTGTTCGGACACCGGTGTTTTCATCTCGTGCCCAGTTCCAAAACTTCTTCATTTAGGTTCCTCCGTTTCTTTGATATTTGCGAACGCGCCTGCGTCCTGTAATTTTGTCATGGCACCGTTGATGAGATAGAGGTCGCCACCTAGGGATTCTGGAATTCTATCCAGATTTTCTAGCTCTCTGATATCATTGGCGCTCATCCAGCCATTCTGCCGGGCAGTAGCATAGCCGCTCATACGACTTACATAGTCTCCACGCAGAAGGCCATCCACATTAAACTTGATAAAGACATTAGGCTTCTCACTTTCCATGAGCAGTGCCCTACACATGGACTGTTCCCAGCGGACCACCCAAGGGTCAAGGGTGTATTTTACAAACTCCAGTGATTGCTGTTCGATGTTACTAAAGGATGATTTCTCTAAATCAGCAAGCATATGAGGAGGGACTCTAAAAATACGAGCGATCTCATTGATCTGAAACTTTCTGGTTTCAAGGAACTGTGCCTGCTCAGGAGATATACCAATAGGCTGATACTTCATACCTTCTTCAAGTACAGCCACCCTGTGGGCATTACCACTTCCTTGATAAGCTGCATTCCAGGATTCTTTAATCTTCTGAGGGTCCTTTATAGTACCGGGGTGTTCTAGGACGCCACCAGGTGAGGCACCATTCGCAAAAAACTTAGCTCCATATTCTTCGGTAGCAATAGCAAGGCCTACAGCATTTTTCGCCATGGCTATGGGTGAATAGCCTACCAGTCCATCAAAGCCAAGTCCGGGGATATGAAGGACATCTGATGGTGAAAGATACACTTGATTCTCTCTACCAAAAGTAGGAGCATCTTCACTACCACGCTGGTACAAATAGAAAAGCCGACCACTTGAATCGCGATCGACCGTCATTTTGTTGGGCATTAATGGGTAGAGAGAAATCACTTCACCACGTGCATTTCTAATTATCTGAGCATAGGCATTTCCCCATAATAAAAGATGACTCATTAGCGTCTCTCTAAACGCAAAAGAAGTCATCTCAGGGTTTGGTTCATCGTGAAGTAATTTGTATAAAGGGTGTCTTAGGTTTTTCTCCTTGCCACCTGAATCATTGTATTTGTAAACATGAAGAGGCAAACCAGCTAAGGTCTCCGATAAGATTCTTACGCAGCTGTAAACTGCGGTCATTTGCATGGCGGTTTGCTCATTAACTGGTTTTCCAGCGCTGGTGCTCCCTAAAAAGAAGCTGTATCGGCTGCCACCGAGGGCATCTTTAGGCTTGTCTCTAGCTTTAAATATTCCTTGTAGTATCCCCACGGACATCACTCTCCTTTAAAATGGGCATGAGAAAAGCACCTCACTTGAGATGCTTAGTAAATACTTTTATATTAATATTAACAGTAGTTAGTATAATATAAATGCTGTATCTTGTGCGATTATTCTTTGTTTTTTAATTCTAATAATATAGGTGATATATTTAGTAAAATTGAAGCAATTGTAAGAAACCATAATGCTTTTTCCATACTAGGCACAACATCTAATAAAGCCGACCAATCTTCAACCTTTACCCAATTAGACACCAATCTGTATTCTGCAACAAGCGTTAATGCAGTAAATGATAATCCCACTGCCATAGCAAGCCTATAATCTTTTCCTGTTTTATACATATAAAGATTTATAAAAGTTGCTACTATAGCAATTAACCCTAATACTACCCACATAATTTTACCTCCATTATACATGTATTATAGCTACACACAAAACTATTTTTATGCAATCAACTTTAGCCTATTTCATTTACCATACCATAGAGTAGATAAAATTAGAAGATTAAAAGTCCTCGATCGTCATAAACAGAATTACCAGATTCTCCTGCGCAGCGGATTGCTCGGTCTAGGGCCATGATTGTGGCTACAGCACCGTCAATCTTTTCCGTGGATTTTTCTTTGTCTGCTTTGATATTGCCAGCAGGATCAGTTCTAATAAAAATGTTGTCCATCATCCAGCGGAGTACAGGGTGACCACCGTGAGCGATTTTTTCTTCTAATGTCAGCTTCATTAATTCTTTTGTTGGCGGTGACATGTCTTTGAAGCCCTGTCCAAAAGGAACGACTGTGAATCCTAAATTCTCTAGGTTCTGTGTCATCTGAACTGCTCCCCAGCGGTCAAAGGCGATCTCACGGATGTTATATTTCATTCCAAGTTCCTCAATGAATGTCTCAATGTAGCCGTAGTGGACCACGTTACCTTCGGTGGTCAGAAGGAAGCCTTGTTTTTCCCACACATCATAATTAACATGATCCCGTCTAACCCTAAGGTCAATGCTGTCTTCCGGTATCCAGAAGTATGGAAGAACAACATACTTGTCATCTTCATCCTGTGGAGGGAAGACAAGTACGAAGGCTGTAATATCAGTGGAAGAGGAGAGGTCCAGCCCGCCATAGCAGACGCGACCTTTGAGGGATTCTGGATTAACAGGGAAAGCGCAGGCATCCCATTTATCCATAGGCATCCAGCGAATAGCCTGCTTAACCCATTGATTGAGTCGAAGCTGTCTGAAGCTGTTTTCTTCAGCGGGGTTTTGTCTTGCAGACTCATAAGCCATCTTTACTTTATCCATGCTGACGGTGATGCCAAGGGATGGGTTTGCTTTCTTCCATACCTTTGGGTCGGACCAGTCATCTTCAAGATCTGCGCCATAAATGACGGGGTAGAAGGTAGGATCGTTCTTTCTTCCTGCCATGATGTCCAGGGCTTTTTGATGAACCTCCCAGCAGATGCTGTTTTGATTATCTCCGGCAGTGGTGATTAGAAAGTACAAAGGCTGCATCCTGGCATCACCACTACCTTTGGTCATAACATCATATAGCTTTCGGTTTGGTTGAGTGTGGAGCTCATCAAAGACAACCCCATGGGTGTTAAAGCCGTGTTTGTTTCCAACATCGGCAGAAAGCACTTGATAGATGCTTCCGGTGGGTTGGTAGATCAGTCTTTTCTGTGAGTCCAGAATCTTAACCCGCTTGGATAAGGCAGGGCACATTCGCACCATATCAGCTGCCACATTAAAAACGATGGAGGCTTGGTTACGATCTGCAGCGCAGCCATAAACCTCAGCACGTTCTTCATTATCACCACAGGTTAAGAGCAGGGCAACAGCCGCCGCCAGCTCACTTTTTCCCATCTTCTTTGGTATCTCTACATAAGCAGTATTAAATTGACGATAGCCATTTGGTTTTATGGTTCCAAATAAATCCCGGATGATTTGTTCTTGCCAATCTATCAGTTCAAAAGGCTTTCCCGCCCAGGTTCCTTTGGTGTGGGAGAGGCATTCAATAAAACCAACTGCATAGTCCGCCATCTCCTTGCTGTAGTGGGAATCTTTCGCCATGTAAGAGGTTGGTTTATACTTCTTTAGTTTTCGGATATGCGGACACCTCCTTTAAAAGACATAAAAAATAGACCCTAAGGTCTTCTGTAACGAGGAAAAGAGCTATACAGCCCTGTTCCTTTATGCGTCTCTATCTTGTTGTTAATTGTATTCCTTCATGAATATTTCAAGTGCAACTTGCGCATTGGCGTCGATGGGTTCAATGTCCCAACCTCTATCAAAGTTTGCAATGATCTGGCCATCTCGCTTTAGCATCAGTTTTGAAATCCTACCTTCATCAATGCCGTAAAGGGAGCCTAAGTCAAAGCTTTTAATCCAGTAATGAATGCTTCTGTTTTCGACTTCGATTTTACCTTTTCTCCACATGGTCTAACCCCCTTAAATGCTAACCAAGATGGCTGGTAGAACTTGCTTTTCGCCGGTCTGCCAGTCGGTGTAGCTTGTCTTAACCTTGGTAAGTCCGTCCATCCTGCAGCCGTGCTTTTCAAATTCGGCAAGGGATGCGATCAGTCCTGAGAAGGTGCTTGAAATGGTGATGTGGTCGATTCCATAGGCTCTGCAGGCTTTAACAATGGGTTCAATGTCGTAATCCCAAATGACCTCAGAAAAGTCGATGGTGTCGTTTCCTGCTTCCTTGCTTCTTTCGTAGGCCCAGTACATGGTGCTGTTGATTCCAGACTCCTTAAAATTTGCGCCAGTTGCCTTGGCTTCTTCAAATGCCTTGATTTCTTTCATGTTCTCATCCTCCATTTAGTGTGTTTTGTTTTGGTATTACATATATCACTCTAAACGAGAATAATAGCAAGTCATTTCTGTAGTAATAGAGCAGGTTTTCAGTCTCCCAATCTAATCTTCAATCGCTGTGTAACGTGGGTAGTCATAGCCTTCAGGATTGGTGAGTATCTTTTCACCGGTATCTTTGTTAATGACCCTAATACACCTAAGCTCACCTTTTTCGTTGGTGCCGCCATATGACTTCTTGATCCAGGGCTGGTCCTCTAGAAAATCACTGGTGAACTTTTTGAATTCTGAATCAGTAAGCTCCACTTCTCGAATCACAGTGTAATCAGAACCAATGGCGCCATCTTCTTTTGCCTCTTCAGTTGCTTCTTTTAGTTCCTTAAGGTTGTAGAACTTTCGACCAAATAATGCCTTCATTGCTATGCCTCCTCCCTGGATTTTTCATCAATTACCTTGCAGGAATCAATGCCGTAAATCACATTCAAGCTGCTGCCGTTGTCCCACTGAACCATAATAGAGCCTATGTCGTCAATTCCACACACAGTGCCTTTTGTGCCCTTTGGTGGTGCTTGCGCATCATCCATCCAAAGAAGCTCGACCCTGGCGCCAGCGGGATACTGCTTGCGCAGGTGGGCCAGTTTTTCTTTACTTATCGGTTTCACTAGGGGCACCTCCTTTGAATGCACTGCTGCCAGAAAGATTTTGAAGGAGAATCTTTCTGTGGGTTTTAAATTCTTCTCCGATAAATCCAAGGCGGAGGAGGAAGCACCTAAATGCGTATTTCTCATTGTCGACTTCTTTCTCTTTTACGGTGATCCTCTTTTGAGTTTTTGCCATCTCACAAAGCTTCGTGATGAACTCCGAGTAGGCTTTTATCTCATCTGGATTTGGCAACTCTGAAAACCAAGGGAAGCTAATGTGTTCTTCATCGTCTTCAATGGGAAGGGCATCTACACCCAGGGCCTTTTTAATAAGATTTCCTTTAGCTCCTATGAGTTTCTTAAGTTTCTCCAAATCCTCATCGGAAAGAGAGTCTTTTGGTATCTGGATGATGAGCCCGGTTTCCTCAGGTTCTGCTGCAGCATGAGCTGGTTCTTCTACTTCAGCTTCAAAGCCTGCATCTTGTAGCTTTTTCATCAGCTTATTGATATTTTCCTGATCCACTTCGCTGTCAAAGGTTAGCTCACCGTCTTTTCCGATGTGGTAAGGTCCCACCTGGTATGCGCAGGATGGTACTCCCAGGTATTTTGAAGGAACCTCTGTGATTTCGCTGATGAGCTTCACCAGCTTTTTACGTTCGTTACCAGTTACGTTGTAATTGATTTTCATGGTATTGACCTCCTTGTTTTTTGCTTACTACATATATCACTCTAAGTGATGTTAATAGCAAGTCTATCTTTCGATAGTTGTGTTATTTATTTTCAGGGAGGTCGCTGTAGCGGTATTCTTTGCCATCACGCAGGAGATAGACATCATCTGAAGTCTGTGCTCCAGAAATGAACCTTTCGACTATGACGTCACAGAACTTCTCATCAAGCTCAATGGTGTGACAGATTCGCTGGGTCTGATCGCAGGCAATAAGCGTACTACCAGAACCGCCAAATGGATCGAGGACGATGCAGTTGCTAAGACTTGAATTGAGAATCGGATGGGCCACAAGAGCCACCGGCTTCATTGTTGGATGGGAACCATTCTTCTTAGGTTTTTCAAACTCCCATATAGTCGTTTGCTTTCTATCGGCGTACCAGTTATGTTTGCCTTTCTTCTTCCATCCAAAGAGCACAGGTTCATGCTGCCACTGGTATGGAGACCTACCAAGGACCAGTGATTGTTTTTTCCAAATGCAGGTGCCAGAGAGATAGAATCCAGCTTCAGCAAATGCCTTTCTGAAGTTAAGCCCTTCCGTATCTGCGTGAAAAACATAGATAGAGGAGTCCTGTGTCATCACGGCTTCCGTATTGGTAAAGGCTGCCAGTAGGAATTCATAGAAAGCAGAATCACCCATATTATCGTTTTTGATTTTTCCGGCAGAGCCTTCATAGTTTACATTGTAAGGGGGATCTGTCACCACAAGGTTTGCCAGCTTTCCGTCCATGAGAAGCTTGAAGGTTTCAGCCTTGGTGGAATCCCCGCAGACTAGTCTATGGGGACCAAGTTTCCAGACGTCACCAAGTTTTGTCATGGCGGGTTTTTCCAGCTCTGCATCCACATCAAACTCATCATCGTGAATGCCTTCCTTCAAGGAATCCTTAAAGAGGTCGTCCAGTTCAGAGGGCTCAAAACCTGTAAGAGAGACATCAAAGTCAGCACCCTGCAGATCAGCAATAAGTAGGGCTAGCTTATCCTTATCCCAGTCGCCAGAAACCTTGTTCATTGCGACGTTTAATGCTTTTTCCTGTTCAGTGTTCAGATCTACCACAACGCATTCGGCTTCCTTTTGTCCTAGATGCTGAAGCACACTAAGCCTCTGATGACCTGAAATCACAGTGTTATCATTATTTGCATTAACGACGATAAGCTCCACATATCCAAAATTCTCAATGGAGGCTTTTAGCTTTTCAAACTCTGGATCTCCAGGCTTTAGTTCTTTTCTAGGATTGTATGCTGCCGGATTCAGATCTGACAGCTTTATTCTTTGTATATTCATATTGAATCACCCTCTTGGAGAAACTTCTCCGCCACCTTTCTTAAATTTAAATTGAAATCCACGTTCTCCCACGGGAAGAGTGATGAGTTGAAGTGTCCATAGGTTGCAGTATCGGAGTAGAGTGCATTTCTGAGGCGCAGCTTTTCAATGATGGCTGCTGGTCTTAGGTTAAATATCTCTTTTACCAGTTCACTTAAATCTTCGTCACTGATTTTAGCTGTACCAAAGGATGTCACATTTACTGAAACTGGATTTGCTTTTCCGATGGCATAAGAAATAGCGACCTCGCATTCATCAGCAAGCCCGCTCCATACAATATTTTTAGCAATGTACCTGGCCATATAGGCACCGCTTCGGTCAACCTTTGTTGGGTCCTTTCCGCAGAGTGCGCCACCGCCATGAGAAGCCAGACCACCATAGGTATCTACCATGATCTTTCTGCCAGTCAGTCCGGTATCAGCAGCAGGACCACCTTCAACAAATCTGCCTGAAGGATTGATGAGAATTTCTGTATCATCATCCAGTGGGAAATCCTCGAAGCACTGCCAGAGCACGTTGTTTAAGATATCTGATTCTAGCTGCTTTTGTGTTTTATCTTCGTGGTGCTGAACAGAAACTACTACAGTTTTAACGCGGATAGGTTTATCCCCATCGTACTCAACAGTGACTTGTGCTTTTCCATCAGGAAGGATACCTTTGATGATTTTTCCATTGCGACATTCATCAATACGCTTGACGATTCTATGAGATAGAAGTAAAGGTAGCGGAAGCAGTTCACGGGTTTCATTAGTTGCATAGCCATAAACAGTGCCTTGATCACCAGCACCGATGGAACCATAAGGGTCAACAATTCCATTTCTTGCTTCAAGCGCTGTATCTACACCTGCAGCAATATCAACACTCTGATGATGTACAAACACAAATACTGTAAATTTCCAAGGACTGTATCCCACCTCACGAAGTACATTTTTCACGATAAGCCGGATGTTAATTTTTTCGCTGCAGGTGATCTCGCCCGCCACGATGATTTTACCTTTAGTAGACATGACCTCACAGGCCACGCGTGAAGCTTTGTCTTTTCGAAGGCAAGCATCCAAAATGCTGTCAGCGATTAAATCAGAAAGCTTATCAGGATGTCCTTTGCAGACACTTTCTGCGGTTCTGTAGTTTTTACTCATATCATTATCTCCTATCTATTTTTATTTGCCCCTACGAGCAGAAAGAAGTCTCTCCATTACATCATCCTGAGGATTTGCTCCTTTGTAATCGCCAGTACAGTTTTCTTTTACGATCTGGAATATCTCAAACCACAGACGATTGGTCTGGTTCATGTAGTTCTGGCCCATGGATACATAAGGACTTTGAATGGCGTTCCCGGTGGTGGGGTGTTTTGCCAGAAAGCCGTATTCAGTAATAGCCTCTTCACACTGAATCCAACGAGCAACACTCATGGAATACCTTTCAAGGAGCTGTGGAGAAACCAGAGCAGCGCAGCCACGCTGATCCAGCCATTGCCATGTGGCTTTGTAGATTTCACCTGCCACCAGAGCCTTGCCATCTTTTTGAATGGCTTCTAGCATTTTATTTGGTTCAGGCATTTCTTGTCCTTCAAGATCTGCAGTGTCGGAAAACTCCATCACCGTCAGTTTCCTGCCACCGAGATTTCCTTCGGCTATTTTGTCAGCCAGAGGTTTCTTTTTCGCCCCTGCACCAACCCGAGCACCACCTCTGTTCGTACCGTCTTTTGCCAATGATCACACCTCCTTCACAAAGTGGGGGCTATACCCCCGTTTGAATCTGCGTTTTTTAACACGACACCCCAGCCCGCTGTCCAGATTGAAAGGTTGTAGAGATTTTACCTCCCCCACCTGTCACCGCTCTCAGCAGTTATCTTAGAGTGACACGACTTACAAAGGGCCATCAAGTTACTTGTTTCAGTGCCGCCGCCTTTGGAGAGAGGGAGGATGTGGTGCACTTCTTCAGCAGCTTTAATCCTTCCGTTCCTATCACACTCCTCACAAAGAGGATGGGCTTTGATGTAGCGGTCTCGTATACGCTTCCAGGACCTGCCATAGCGTTTGTTGGATGCAGGGTCACGCTGGTATTTATTGTAGCGTTTTGCTACCACCTTCTTGTGCTCAGCGCAGTATTGCTCGCTGTCTGCAAGCCGACCGCAGCCTGGGTAAGCACAAGGACGCTTAGGTTTGTATGGCATAGGTTCACCTCCTTTTGGGCATAAGAAAAGCCCTCGTGGGTTTTCCCATGAAAGCTTGTTTACATTATTATCTCTCAATTATAGCGTACTAAAAAAAACAACTGCACTCAAGTGGACTCATGTGGACTTTACTATCCTCTTTGAAGTTTTCTGCTTTTAAGCACCGCGTTGATACCAGGGATTAGCTTGGTCACATTCTTATTGATGTTATCTGTTGTAATTCTGATCATCTCCCAACCTTCACCAAGTTTATTGGTAATGACCTCATCTCGGATGCTCTCATATTTTTGTCTGTCTTTCCCATGATAAATCTTGCCATCAATCTCAAGGGCAACTTTCATCTCAGGTAGTATGAAGTCAACAGAGTAGTCGAAGATTTTCACCTGGTGGAACGCTTTAACGTTACGACGGATAAGTTCAAGTGCCACCATTATTTCTTCAGTACTCTGATACCACCCAGTCTTGTTCAGGCTCTCTTCTACAAGACGGATGGCATCCTTGTAGTGTTCAATGCCGGTGATTTTTGAGATCCTTTTTATGGCGTTTTGCAGCTTCATCTGTTTCTTATCCGTACTGATCACTTCCCCTTCTTCTCGCGCCTGCCGAACCAGTTCAGCCCTGCAGTCCTTGCAGGTATATTTAGTACCACGAGTGTATGTCCAACTATAAACAGGTGTAGCGCAGATATGGCAAGGTGGATAATAACAATTGGAATCTCTACCATCCTTACCTACGGTTATTCTGTCTTCTATTGCTTCATGCCATCCCATTCTTATTCTCCCTTCCAGCCAATACAGCATCTACAGCTCTAAGCGCTTTACGATGAAGCTTCAGCACCCAGCTTACAGAATAATCAAGGTCGTAAGCAATATCTTCCCAAGGCTGATATGACAGGTACCGTTTCTCAAGAATCAGCCTATATTCAATGTTGTTCACACCTTGGATGATCTCAATAATGTTAATCTTGCACTTTAGAAGTTTGGCAAGATCATCGTTCAAATTGTTTTTAATATCTATAATCTTACATACAGCATCTGCCATAGGAGATACTGATTTGCTAGGGTTGTTAGGCATTCCATTTATGGCCGAAGTACAGTTCATAGCCATATTCTCCAGGGACGCTACTTGCTCAAGCTTACAGTTTATTCTTTGATCCAATCTATAGGCTTTACTAAGATATTCTTTAGCATTCATTGTTTTACCTCCTCTTTCAGTTTTCGGAGAAGTATCTCCGGTTCTACCGCTGTAAGTTCTCTATACCAATCAGAGCGTAAAAACCTCTCTACTTCAGCTTTTGTGCGTTTTGCAGATTCATGGCGAGGATGCTTCATCAGCTTCTTTAGTGCATCCCTGTAGTCCTTGACGGCTAGTAAAACTATGGCATTGGCTAAATCTTCATAAGGATCGCTCATCGCTTCACCTCCAATTTAGCTTTTACAGCATCGATTAAAGATGCTTGTGTTTTTTCTTTTTTTGTAAGTGCTGTCATCACATCTTCATCTATGGTGTCCTTGGTAATGATGTGGTGAATAACAACCGTATCCTTTTGCCCTTGTCTGTAGAGGCGAGCATTGGTTTGCTGATAGAGTTCCAATGACCAGGTGAGTCCAAACCAAACAAGTGTGGAACCTCCACTTTGAAGGTTAAGTCCATGTCCAGCACTTGCAGGGTGGATCACTGCTACAGGAACTTCACCTTCATTCCACTCTTCAATATCCTTTGATGACTTTAGCTGCCTTACTGGAAATCTCTTCTGAATACGTTCCAGATCATGTTTGTACCAATAGGCTACAAGGACCGGTTTTCCGTTGGCCCCTTCAATTAAATCTTCAAGGGCATCAAGTTTTCTATCGTGAATAAAATGTGCCTTGTTCTTCTCGTCATAGACAGCACCGTTTGCCATCTGAAGGAGTTTTCCTGAAAGTACTGCAGCATTTACTGCATCGATTTCTTCTGTTCCTAAACTTGCTACCATATCATCTCTAAATCCAGAATAAATGGCCCGCTCTTTTTCATTTAAATACACAGGCACTGTGTTTATTACGCATTCTGGCATTTTCAGATAATCGACGGACTTCATAGAAATGGTGATATCGGATATCTGACTATAGATCTTTTCTTCTGCTCCTGGCAGGAGTTTATATGAAAAGATGATCTGACCATTGCGTTTATCCGGTGTGAAGTAGGTATTACGGTAGTGGGTTATGTACCTACCAAGCCTCTGTCCCAAATCAAGAACACGGAACTGTGCCCAAAGATCCATAAGTCCGTTACTTGAAGGCGTACCCGTCAGACCTACAATTCTTTTCACTGCTGGCCTTACTTTTAAAAGGCTTTTAAAGCGCTTAGCGCTGTATGATTTGAATGAAGATAACTCATCAACCACAACCATATCAAAATCAAAAGGAACGCCGCTTTTATTAACAAGCCAATCTATATTTTCACGATTGATGATATAAAGCGTGGATCTTTTCATAAGAGCATATTTTCTCTCTTTTTCAGTGCCAACAACTACAGAATAGGATAAGCCTTTGAGATGATCCCATTTTTTTATTTCAGAAGGCCACGTATCCCTTGCCACTCTTAAAGGGGCTATAATCAATACTTTTCTGATTTCGAATCGATCAAGGCACAGGTCAAATATAGCCGATAAGCTTATAACACTCTTACCAAGACCCATTTCAAGTAGAACTGCAGATACTGGATGAGACAAGATAAAATCCGTTGCATAACGCTGATACTCATGAGGATTGTATTTCATCAAGTACCCCTCCAATCTGCTCTATACCATCAACGCAGTAAACCAAAAATCCTAACGCTTCCAGTTGTGTTTTTCGCTTTACTTGCAGTGGACGCATCTTTTTGCCTGGAGCCTTTAATTCAACAAAGGCCATTCTTCCCATAGGCAGTAGTACAATTCGATCTGGCACACCATCTAACCCCGGACTTACAAATTTTGGTGCGATGCCTCCCCTCTCTTTCACTGCTTTTACCAGTTTTTGCTCTATATATTTTTCAGTCACTTGTTTACCTCCCATCTGACACAAGAACACAAAATCACAAGCGTTTCCCTATATTTACTAACGCGCGTATACGTGCACAGGTATTCACTATCTACTTATAAGAAAAAGCATTTATAATATAAGGGAAAATCTTGTGTTGTGTTGTGTCACCTATTCGCCATATTGATAAAGTCGCTGCCTGCCATAAATCGGCAAACGCTTAATATTGCTGGTTCGTTCCCATCCGAGAATCTGCGCCATAAGAGCGGCGATCTGATAACTATCAGTGGTCTTTAATTCTGGGAGATTACGATTGAAGCATTCACACCATATTTCTGCATTGCTTACAGAGGTTCTTGCAGTAGTTCCTATATGCTTGGCCCCACCAAATTCGCTACCGCTTAGGTAATTTCTACGGGCAAATAAATCCATACTTTCCCAGTCATCTGGAAGAAGTGTATTCAGGTATTCTTCTACCATACCAACACGCTCATCAGCCTCCATAGCACCCTTCTGGGCCTTTTCCGCCTCATCTAACACATCACCCTCGAGGTATAGCTTTTCGCCGGAGTTCCATATTTGTTTTGCTTCTGCCCAGAACTGCTGCCTATATTCTTCAGTGAAATTCCAGGTCTTCTTCTGCTTTTTCTGATGTACTTTGATGATCCAGAAGCGACGATTTCCGGTGATGTCACGCAAATATCCGCGCTCTCCATTTACCGTTGCAATGACGATGCATTGTCTTGGGTGACTTTCTACAACTCTTCCATAGGATGGTCTGTATTTATCATCTGAGGTTGAGAGGAAAGCTTTCACTTTTTCAATATCGGCTTTCTTCATACCAGCAAGCTCTCCGATTTCAACCACCCAGAAACCCTGCAGTTTTTCAGCACCTGACTTGTCATCCATATCGGTAAGGGATAGAGTTTCAGAGTAAAAATCTGCTGTTACCAGATCTTTCAAAATTGTGCTTTTGCCAATACCCTGATCGCCATCAAGCACTGGAACACAATCAAACTTAATTCCAGGAACGTATATCCGCGCAACTGCGGCTGCAAAGGTCTTTCTAGTCACTGTCCGTATATACTCGGTATCATCAGCCTGTAGATATTTAATGAAAACATCCTCCACTCGCTTTACTCCATCCCATGCAGGAAGGGAATCAAGATAATCCCTGATGGGATGAAATCTACGATCATCAGCTACCTTAGTAAAGGCAACATCATGGTTTCTGCTTGAGAACGGAAGGTAGCGAATATCCATGATGGACTTAAGCTGAGCTGTGTCGGCATCTCTCCAGAACACGTTACCTTCCGGCCTCTCCCACGGAAGTGGTCCAGTAACCTGGATGCGGTTTGATAATTCATTGAATGCGAAATTCTTAAAATCAGGGTCATGATTAAGGATGAGATTTAAGTTATACACACTGTTTTCGAGCACTTGACTTCGGGGCTGATACTTTAGTTTTTCTTTCCAGTTATCGCCAAGATCTGTGAAGTCCACTTCTGCTTCTGCGAGTTTTTCATTGGTAGCAAAGACTTTCACCTCATCAATCTTCATTGCAAAATTGCACATACTCTTGAAGGATTTCTTAGCATCGTCATCACCAAACTTGTGGATACGGACGATATCAAAGGCATTACATAATTTAAGGTATGCTGGGTCCTTGGCATGATGGCTGTATACGAACTTGCCACCTTCTTTGATTTCAACACCTGCCATACTGCTTGACTCTATAAAATGGTAGCGGTCCTCATTTTCTGTTGGCTCGTACACATCTGACAAAAACGCATCGATTGCTTTTGTTACAGGAAAGTAGACTCTATTGAAAAGCCCTACGACACCCTCCTTTTCAAGAGGGTCCTGTACCTTCTCATACGAAAGTGTATTTGCCTTGCTCTCCCTAGATGAAGTTGGTAGTCTTGTAGGATCAGTCCATTCAGGATGAGCTGTTAGAATATCATCTGGATTAAGCCAGTCCTTATCCACTTCCTTATAGATGAAGTTTCCGTTGGATGGCGTACTTGGCCAGTACATCAGCTGATTTGGCAGATAGGAGCATTCATCGAAATAATCGATGCCAAGCATCTGAGCAAGGTATCTTGATACTGCTACAAACTCTTCTGGCGTCACATCTCTTGCTAGAGGATAGATAATGCGCACTCTCGGATTTTCTTCAGTACTGCTATGGGTGGAATAAAGAACTGAGGTATACTGGGCATTCGATTCATAATTTTCCAGAAACTCTTTATCAATGCGGTCACCATCTAAAGCAATCATTGAGCGGAGTTCCACGGTATCGATTTTTCTGCGACCGCCTTTTAGAACACCTGCAACAAAACCACCATGATCTTTTGCATCATCCTTTTGAGCCTTGCTAAACTTGGCATATTCTTCAGCTGATTCAGTTGTTCTGATTGGAGTCTTCAATCTATCTTTTAACTCATCAAATGTGATTTGTTTGTTGACCCACTTCTTTGCCTGGCGGCTGTTCCCGTAGGCAATGGCTAACTTTCTCATAAAGATTCCACCTCCTCAAAATACTTGTTGAAATATCTGATCGGCTGTCTACGCTTCTTGGCCTTTTCAATTTCAATACTCATCCCTTTTGAAATGACATCACCGAGTACCCACACTTCCTGGCATTTGCCCATGAGGATGATGTCCATGAAAATTGCCAGGTCGCGTTCTTTTTCATTGTTATCATTCATAAACTGTGGAAACATAAGATGCGGAGCCAGTGGAATATTTCCTTTCTTTAATGCAAACCGGCAGAAGTCCTGCGCTCGCTTTATGTTCCCTTCGGTGTCCCCACTAAAAGGAGAACAAATATAGACAAGAGGCTTGAAGGCAGCTTTTGATGCTGCCTTTTCCTCACGTGTGACGTTACTTAGTGCTTCATATGGAGTAGGATCATAGTATCCTTCAGGATTGAATTTATTTATGCTCATAATACCGTCCTCCGCTCTTGACCTTTTTACTACATTCATCACAGAATACTGCTGTACCATAAAGGTCGCTCTCACCATCACTTAAAATTTCACCGATGTCTACTGACAACTCAGAGCCACACATTGGGCAGTGGCAAAATACATTCTCATCTGTTATTTCAATGGATATCTCCATAGAATCATTCATTCTTTCTTTCACATAAAACATAGTTGTAGCCCTCCTTAATTATTTTCTATTTTGGTTTTGTACCATTCCAAGTAACGCTTGCGCTGCTGATAATCTGGAACAGCCACTAACAAGCCAACATCTACTTTTTGTAATGTGTCAAGCATCGTAATCTGCACATCAGACAAATAAGGCCTGATGCTTTTTCCTTTTTCAATGCCGTTTGCTAATCTAAACTGCTTTGCAGTCATTCCAACAACGATGCGATTTAACATATCGCATTCATTACTGAAGTGATATGGCTTGGGATTTTCATGCAGCAGCTTTATATTTGCGGTTAATAATGGAAACTCTTGTCTTGCTGAAACAAGTGTTTTAATGAAGCACTCCATTTCGTTGAACCTACGGATGTAAAGTTCTTTGAATTTCATTGCTTTTTGTCCCGAGTATCCCATCACCAGCATCGTGAATCCATCCCGAGTCATGAAATAACAAGGTAGCTTTCTGCCAGTACTGTCCTTATAAGAATCAGATTTAAAGTTAGTATTAATGAAATTTTCACTCAGCCCAGATTTGGGCTCAGTGATTCTTGCAATATCTCGCAGAACATGTTTGTGTTGTTTTTCAAAGAACTCTGCCACAAACAAACTATCCACTCTTGCCGTATCATTGATGTCGGCAAATACACCATATTGGTCCTTAGGTATTAATTCTCTCATCAGAATTACCTCCTTAAATTTTTTGAAGGCTTGACCCTTCTAAGTGGTAGCCTTGGGAAAGGGTCAAATCTGACGATTCTGATATTCTTCTTGTAATTTTTTTGTTGCTCTCTTTAATTTCTGGGTGATGTTATTCTCATCTGCACCTATGGAGTTGGCATATTCACGTATTGGGATTCCGTCGATACGGACTGCAATAAAGGCCTCTGCCCATTCTGGTTTCTTGGCAAGAGTTTTTCGGATCCAATCGCAAATGGCCTCGCATTCATAATCTCTACTGCGTGTTTCATCATCAGAGGTGGTACAGAGATAATCCATGATGTTAAAAGACTCATCATCTGGTTCACCCTGAACATATCCCCTCTTGCCATTTGATTTTTTAATCTTGGGATTAGGGTCAATCCGCCTTGTTTCCCTCCGCCAACCGTTGTATTCTTTGGAGTTCAACAGGTCAAACATCTCTTGCACAGTTTCACAGCGCTTGACTTCATCTTTCTTTTCAGGCTTAGCCTCTGCAAGCCGCTGCTCAAAGTCGATGTCCAGCATGATGCTGTAATCACCATCCGGAATTTCAATTGTGGTGTAGTTCTTGTGACCGTTTTTGATGTTTTCTTCATACAGTACTTTAATTTTCATTTTGTACTCCTTTCCGTCCTGGCATTGACGGCGGAATACAAAAAGAGCCTGTGGAGAAGATGACCACAGACTCCGCTTGTCCTAAAAATAGGCACACGAAATCACGGTGGGTGCATCTTCATTCCAAACACAGTCTTTATCACTGTGTTCTGAACTCTTATGCATCCCGCCGTCCGTATGCGCACTAGGACTTTGAGATTGATTTTGTTGAACAATAAATGCTCTTTGCTGATTGCTAACCTTGATGAGGATAGGCAGGCTGATTATTCAAATCTGTCGCTGCCTATCTTTTGAAATAAAAACCTACTTCTTTTTGCCTGGTTTTGTTTGACTTAATGCACTGCCAGCAACTGATTTAGAAGTTTTGCTGTAACGTCCGTCGTTGAGAATTTTACTTGCTTTTGATGCAACCTTCTTAGATGTTTGACGTGAATTTTTATTAGCCATTTCATTGTCCTCCTTTCATATATTTGATTTGACTATTCATCTTCGCAAACAAAATATGGTTTTTCGCAAACTTTCATGATAGAATACTTATATCTACACATTTGCAAGAAGAAATGGAATCAAATCCTATCTACATAATATAAAAACCCACTTTTTGAACTGGGTACATACCAGGACAAAAGTGGGTACAAAGCGGGACAACTATATTGAAAGGAGTTTACATAATGGAGTTCAAAGACTTTTTTAATCTAATGAAGCCAGTTTTAGGCAAGGAAAGAGCAAATTCAAAATTAGTTCGAAATCTGGTTTCAATGATTACAAAAACTGATGGTCATATTGATCCTGCTCAAGATCAATCAGATGATACTCTGAAGTCCTATGCAAGTGGGAAGAGATCGCTTTCACCAGAGTATGCCAGAGGAATAATTGCAGAAGTTGATTTCCAGAATTTTATTGATTCAGTGTATTCAAATGATGAAGCCATTATTGAAAAGCTATCTGATAGTTTTAGAGCATACGATTCTACTGTCACGCCAGATACTGTTGGCACAGTAGCTGGCAATATCTTCTTGAAAATTCTCTACAGGATTGCAGGAGATGATGTTGATGCTCAGAAATCTATATCACCATCAAAATACTATTTAAGACATAAATATGGAAATCAGCTGCTAGTAGAAAACAAAGGAACCTGCCCATATAGGGGCTGCGGTAAACCGCTCATTTTAAGCAGCAACCAGTCTACTAAGGCATATTTCGATGTTGTTATGATTGATAATCAGGATGGAGATAAACTGGACAACCTGATTTCTCTTTGTCCAGAATGTGCCCAAAAGTATCTGTTGTCACATACTGAAGACGACCAAAATGAGCTTTTTGGCATAAAGGATTCTATGAAAGAACTTTTAATGGCCAAAAAATCTCTTTCAGATATCAAAATTGAAGAGT